CAAAATGGGTGCTAGTTCAAGAATATCAAATCTTGATATGTATGCAAGATCTCAAGAGATTGCACACACTAAACTTCATGCATTAGAAAAACAATTCAATGCGAGAGAACACAACTTCTATCATGCATATGCAAGAATGGTTGCTTATACTAAGTATTTCAAAGAAATTACTGGTGATGAATATGTACCTTATACATCTAAATCAACAAAGTATATGCCTAGTGAAGAAAGACAAAACAAAGTAAATACAATTAAAACTAAACAAAAAGAAAAACTAAAAGAGTTTTATAATTCTACAATGGGTAAATTAGAAAAACCTTTAGACAATGATGATGGAACTATATCATCTGAATTAATCCCAGCTGTCGCATAGTTGGGATTTTATAAAAATTTTCGCGAGCCTTCGGCTCGCGTTTCTTATGGTTAAGAATAACATACAAAAACCACAATTCGGTGGTAATGCCAGGTGCACTGGTCAGACTTAACCGAAAACAATGGAGAATAATATATGATAACTAAAGCATTTAAATCAGGTATATGGGTAGGTAGCTCATTACTTAACAGTAAACTATACAAAGCTGCTAAGCGTAAAGGTGTATGGTATTACAGACTATTTATATCAGAAGATTTCGCTAAAACTATGGGCGATATCTATGAAATGAATGTTCTTGAAAGAAAACTAAAAGGTCTATCGAGATTAAAGAAAAGAGTATTTAATGTAGATGACAATGGTAATATATGGGATCCAGCTACTGGTGAAATATTTGGTAATGTAAATACATTAAAAGAAACACCAGCTACTCCTAAGACACAACCGAAAGCTGACTTTGATTTTGAGCATACAGCTTCAGAACTCATAAGAAAACATTATGGAGAAGAAGATGTAAACGCTATTGCTGGTGCTGTTAATAAAGAACTCATGGAAAAGTATGATTACATAACTTCAATAGAAGAAGATGAACAAATTACTGACATGATTAATGAATATACAGCTAGTTTAAGATAATGGGTATTTTAGACATAACCATATTATTAGTAGTAGGTATTACTATGATATACATACAAGCGAGGAAGTAATGAGTAAAATAGGTAACTGGGTATTAGAAATGACCGAAGCTGCAGCTGAACTTACTAGAGAAGAATTTATCAAAAAGTATGGAGAAGCTAATGCAAATGTATGGGATAATAATAAAAAAGAAGAATTAGAACATGAACTAATACCAAGCATACATGATGTTCAACATGAACTAAATAAAAAGGAGAACAAATGAGTGAACTTAAACAAACAATGAAAGAATTAAACGAAAAAATGGTTGATATACAAAATAGTTTTATCAAAAAAATATCAGATCAAGTTATTAAAAACATGAGTAATATCAACAAATTAAATGATCGTATTTTAAAACTTGAAAGTGAAAATCAAGAATTAAAAAGTGAAATACAAAAAGAATTTGGAGGAACAACAAATGATTAAACCAAATCAAATAACTAAATGGAACTATGGAAGATATAGTTCTGATAATTATGGAGCTCATTGTTTAGCTTTTAGAGTTCCTAACAATACATATTATTTTTCTTATGATACATTAATTGCTTTTTATCATGAAGGTGAATTAATTATGAGAGAAAATATTTGGGGATCAACAACAGGTAAACATATGAATTGGCTTTCTCGTAATAAAGATAACAGAGTTAATTCTGAAATTTTTACACAAAAATTAAATGAATCATTAGGAGAAACAAATGAATAGTGATGATGTTCAATATACTAGAAAAATAGCAGACTTAAATGATCAATTACGCAAAGATATGTTTACAGGCAATATGTTAAAAAAACATAATTTAAGAAATAAAGTTGTATTAACACCTGGCGTAGATAGTTTAAATCTTAAAGATAAAGAAAAAGTATTTGCTTCTGTTAAATACTATGGAAACTTTACTAAAGATAATAACCCATGGGGTGAAAAAGACTTTGGTGCATTTAACTTTAAGAAAGAAAGATATAACTGGAAAATAGATTATTATGACAATACTATGAGTTTTCATAGTCCTGATAAAACTGATCCAGATAAAACAGTTAGAGTACTCACTATAATGAAAGCTAGTGAATACTAAGAACATTCTACAGAACTCAAGTGAGCTAGCTACTCACAGGTAGTATACTGCCTACAAAGAAAGTATATAGTAGAATTAGGGAGTAATAATCTCACATGGTTAGCCATGGAAAACTTTACTCCCCCAATGGTTAAGGAAAGTCGTGAATATTAACCTAGAGTTAATAAGGAAACTTCTAAGAATACCTAAAGCCTTCTTTCCTTTTGGGGAATATATAATAAGCGTTAGAGCTTAACGTATTCCCCAGCGTATCTTGACAAACCGAACTACATTCAGATATTAAAACCTATGTCTAATAAACAATTAGGAATATTCTTTGATAGTGTAATACCTCAGTTTGTAGAACAAAGAAAAAAACTAGGATTATCGCAATCAAAGCTTGATGATATGATTGGTTGTGCTAGAGGTTTAGTATCAAAATGGGAAGTAGGTATTAGAAAACCAAGTGGATTTCTGTTTTGTTGTTGGGCCAATGCACTTGAATGTACAATAATATTAAAAGAAAAAAAAGATCAACAAAAAATAGAATCTTAGTCGGTACATACTTCGACACATTAACACCACAATCTAAAATTATATATAAAGAACAAAATCAACCTAAAGGCTGTAAATGCAAAGGTGTTGATTTAGTATATGGCAATGGCACATATTGGTATTGTGGTAATTGCCATCTTAATGAATGAGGGAAGAAATGATAGATGAAAAAGATTATCCAAAAGTTTATGAAAAATCTTTTGTAGTTTATTCTTATGATAAAGATCTTAAAGTAGAAGATATAAATAAAATATTAAAAGAACATAATGTAACAACAAGAGAACTAACAGATGATGAGGTAATATATAAAATATGAATAAAACAAGTCCAAGTTATTATAGTAATAACAAACCAGAACTAACTGAATTAATTAATGCATGGAAGTTAAATTGGTGTGAAGGTAATGCTGTAAAATATATTCGCAGACACCGAAACAAAAATAAAGAACAAGATGTACTAAAAGCAATTTGGTATTTAACAAATATATTAGAAGGTGAATATGGGAATCAGTTTGCTGAAAGCATTAGAAGGGCAGTTCAAGAAGTTGAAAATAAAACTACCCTTAAAACACTCAGACCACATAGATCGTAAAAGATCTATTCAAAACTTTGTTATGGTATTAGCTATACAATATCTAGAATCAGATATGTATAGATACTTTGCCAAACATTATACGAGCCAGCGTGTGGCTGACAATCGTAAAGTAAAACCAATAGAAAACTATATATGGAGGAGGTATAATCATGGGAAGTCAGACAGGGATTTGGCAAGAGATCAACGAAATGTATACAGACGACAACAAATTAGAGAGAGGAGCTCTGACTAGATGGGAAAAGGAAATGGAAAACTTGAACAACCCAAACGACCAACAGGCATTGGAGGTACTGATGCAGTGCGTATTACAAATGGTGAATGGAAAGACCTTTGGCTTGAGAAAATTGGAAAGATCGAAAGAGAAGATCTTTCAGGTGTACTGCCAGTTCAACTTGGAATATTTACCGAGGAGTTCAACAGACGCTGGTATCAAGAAGTTACTGGAGAAAGGGTTGTTAATATAAATAGTGTTTGGACACACCCTGAATATGAATATATTTATGGTAGTCTAGATGGTGTTGCAAAAGGCAAAGTCTTTGAAGCTAAACATACAAATCCGTTTACTAAAGAAGATAAATTAATAGAAAGATATTATGCCCAAGTGCAGCATTATATGATGGTCACAGGTTTTTCTAAAGCTGTGTTATCTGTGCTTTATGGTAATCATAACTATAAAGTATACACAATAGAAAGGGATAAGCCTTTTCAACAAAAACTAGAAATAGCGTGTCACTTATTTTGGTTTCATGTAATGAATGATATTACACCACCAGAATATGTTGACTTTGATCTAATGGGGAAAATTAAAAATGAACATGACATCGCGTTACACTTTGGAGAAGAAATATCCTCTAACAGCTGGTTACAAGGAAAACTCAACTAGCAAAGAGGCAGCAGAAAAAATTGATTCTAGATCAACTAATCTGCGTACAGAATGTTTAAAGATAGTAAAACGAAAAGGTAACTATGGAGCTACACCTGAAGAAGTAGCAGAAATATTATCTGAAAGTATATTATCAATTAGACCAAGATTTACTGAACTAAAATTATTACAATATATAATTGATTCTGGTGACAGAAGAAAAAATAGTTTCGGTAGCAACACTAAAGTATGGAGGTACAATGACGAAAGATAACAGAAATGTATGGGATAGTTTAAAAGAAACTGATCCTAGATTTACCAAACGCATTAACAAAGGTTTTGGTGACATAACTACTATTGATCCACAATGGCAGATTATGAAAATAACAGAACAGTTTGGCCCAGTAGGTACTGGCTGGACATACCGAGTTGATTACAGCTATCATGGTATGGACACTAATCAAACTGCTGTTGTAGCTGCAGAAGTATCTGTTGCAACAAATAAAAACAAAGAAGGCTTTTGGGATTTCTATGGGCCTATTTGTTCACCACTTAAAATGTATAGAAAGACTGGTGCATTAGATGACGAAGCACCAAAGAAAGCAATGACTGATGCATTAACAAAAGCGTTCAGTCACTTAGGACTTTGCTCTGATATATTCATGGGTAAGTTTGATGATTCTAAATATGTGAAAAATTTAGAAGAAAAATACTCAGGAAAAGTAGATCCAAGTAAAGTTACTAAGACAGTATAGTCGCCCACAGCTAGGGGTACGGTGTGTAGGTTAGCTGTTGGGCAATGTTCTCCATGCCTACACACATAAGAAAGGATAAATATGAAAGTAAATGAATTATTACATAGCTTAGTGTTACAAGGACATAAGTTACCATTAAATTTACACCCACCATTACAAGCTGAATATTATTCTAAAAGTAAAAAAGAATATAAATTAGTTGGTGAAATGGATTTGTTTCATTTTATAAATGCGTTTATACAAAACGTAGATAGTAATGAACAAACTCAAGACAAAACAGATTTATCTGCTACAATGAGTAAAGCAGATATACACTATGAGTTACTTAGAATTAAGAACTCAGTAGATACTTTAATTGGAGGTCTAAATGATTAATAAAGTAATATTACTAGGTCGTGTTGGTAGCGATCCAGAAGTAAAAATTTCTACCAGAGAAGAAAAGTTTGCTGGTTTCTCTCTAGCTACTTCAGAAAGATTTAAAAATAAATCTGGTGAGTGGCAAGAAAAAACACAATGGCATAAAGTTGTATGTTGGGATCCTAACATTGCTAAGACTATTGAAACATATGTAAAGAAAGGAACTACTCTATACATTGAAGGTCAAATAGAAACTAGACAATATGATCTTAATGGTGAAACTAAATACACCACAGAAATTATTATACCTAGATTCAAAGGTATTCTAAAAATGATTGGGGGCAAAGATGGCTCAAGTTCTAAAGTTCAATCGCAAACAAACGCTAGAACAGAAGATCCAGCAGAAGATATCCCATTCTAATTTTTATGAATGTGCTGATTGTAGTAAAGAATATCTACAAGACAATCTAATAGCATACATACCTACTAATCAGAACAGAGCTGATAGTTGTGATTGGTATTGTATTAGATGTTATAACAAAAGGTTTAATGATTAGACATGAATAGGTTTCTCCTTTCGTTTCCTGTTTGATGTAATGCCATAGGTTTTAGTAATTTATCCTATACAATTACATTGTGATCATTAAAATTAGGGGGTATGTGAGTGAACGCACATAAACCCCCTTTTTTTCATCAATGGGAGGAAGATGAAACTCTTGTGTATAATTTAACCTAGACTATATAATTAGGCTTTGTATGCTCAAATATGAGCTACTTTTTAACTAAACTTCCACCAAAATACAGTCCAATGATCGCTGACATCAAATGTGTATCTAATGGAGTAATAATTAAACCATTAAATGTTTTATCCATCACGATCTCTTTCTTTTCAATTAAAAATAAAAACCCACTAGTAAATTCTGTCCAAGTTAAAACAACCGTAGTATCAAAAAATACAGGTGCTAACTTCGGCCAAGCAATAATAAAGAACACAGCTGTTAATGCAATGATCCTTCTTGTAAACTGAAAGCCTTTATTCTCATAAGATCTAGCTTTATCAATGTATGACATCTGAGCATCAGCTCTAGCCAATAACATTTTTTGTTGATCTTGTTTTGCTTTAATAGATTGTGACCATATAGACATTACTCCACCAAGAACTGAACTTCCTAGCATAGTAATCATTTCTACTGGCAATCCACCTAACATTTATGCAGCCCAACCAGCTATAAGAACAATAATAATAATTGCTAATGCAGCTACTGCAATCTTTCCTCTTTTACTTAAAGAGTATAAGTTTATTTTATTCCAAATATTTTTAATCATATTCTCTCTCCAATCTATCCATAGAAATAAAATTTACTTCTTGGATATGGTTATCCCAAATGCCTAACTCAGTAATACACCAAGACCAACCATTCATATTTAACTTAGCATATTCTTCTATATGACCATGTGGTAAAGAGCAACCGACATTTACTATCCTTACCCATTTGTCGTACCCTATTTTAATAGCTTTCCAATCTCTAGCTTTATGAGTATGACCAAATACTAAGTCATGTACACTGTCATTTCCTATCTGTACTTCACCATTTTTACCACCGTATTCTTTACCCATAATATTTAATGGTGCATGAACAAATCCTACACCAGCTATAAATTTAAATTCTCCATATTCTGTAACAGACCAACCATATTCTTTAAAACTAGAATATAATTGATGTTTCATCATACCTTGTATCTCAGGTATATTTTCTTCAAACCTATGTATGCGCAGCTCATGGTTTCCCATACAAAAATGCCTGGGGTAATCACTTACATATTTATCTAAAATTTTTAATGCAGATTTCATAGAAGCTATATCAACCATAAAAGCATCTTTTAACTTACCTTGCTGCGTACTATTCTTTTGAAAAAAACTAAGAGAATCTAAACTAGAAAAATCTCCTATATGAACAACGTAATCTGGTTTTGATTTACGGATATGCTTACCTATCCAATGAAACCTATTCTGAGGTATATGTGGACTGTCATGGGTATCACCAATGACAAGGACTTTATGCCCTTTGAATTTCATTTAACTGTTA